AATTCCATTGTATAAACTTGATCTGGCGTTGGACCAAGTATGTATGTCATAGCATTAGGGTTAGATGTTTGCGGACCAAAGACCGCATAGTATTGAGGCAATCCTGTTGTAACAGGATAATTAAATGCCTCTCGAATAAAGTTTACGTCTTTATTCAAAAGGTACGTATATGGTCCTTGAAACTTGGCAGAAACAGTTCCTGTTGCTGTCGCATTAGATGACAAGTATGCTGTTGATCCATTTACTGAAGTTACTACAGTATTAATAGGAACTCCGGTTGCTGCAACATTCATTCCTGCTTGGATACTGTTCCCGCTACTTGCCACAATTGTTATTGCGTTGCTTCCACTCGTCGTAGAAATTGATCCAGTAGCAGACACAAATGTTGCAAGCGAATATGTTGACAACCAATCAGTTGGGCAAGCAAGGTATGTATTTGTAGGGGTAACTTGACCAGTAACATTCTTACGAATAGGAGCTAGTTGAACAGAGTTATAAATACGCTGTTCAGCCTGTTCAATAAAACGATTAACTGTTGATGTAGGAAATACGTTTTCTACATAATCGTTTATCGCAGTAACTAGCTCCGAGTAATACATTACGCCATCGGTCCTCTGGACATTTTCCCTTTGGTAGCTGCACCAAAACCCCGCATCTCTATGCCAGATGTTTTAGGCTCTTTACAAGTACCATAGCTAGGACCGTTAGGAATAGGGTCAGATACATGAGCTTCTCTGGCAGACTTATCGGTGGCATAGACTCCTGCTTCCATGGCTTCATTGCCATCAATCGTTTTGCCATCCATTGTGTGAGGGATTGCATAGGCTTCTGCTGGGAGATTGTTTTTTTTGTTGTGCTTTTCTTTAAGCACATTCATTGGAGGCATCGTGACTTTTCTCATCATTTGCTCCCTTGATTGGCAACACGAGCAAGATTACGGCCTAGCGCTTTATCTTCTCCGCTTGTTACCCCACCCTTTGCAAGCTTGGTCATTTTTGCACCTTTGTGCATATGTTTCTCATGCTTGTGGATTTCTTGATCTGCAATTTTCTTTACGGTTTTCTTTTCCATAATGTCCTCACGTAGATGATATGGTGCATGTACCAATAGCAAACTGAAGGGTTAAATAATTAGGTGTCAGCCCTGCATCGTTTGCCTCTGAACCACCTATCGGATTCCAGCCCCATTGTATAACGCGGCTACCTTCTTCGGGATATCCATCTTGTTGAATTCCATTTCCAGCAGTCTGACTGATCAACAATCCACTCTGCCCAGAAGCATAATAACTGATATCTGGCCTTGGTTCTCTTACGGCCTGCGGATCATAAACAGGATATAAACCTAATGATAACTGTGGCTGATCTGGATCCCAACATTCTGGGCAAACTTTAATTTGATAAAGTTTGGTCTTAATAATCTCTTTCTTAAGTTGCTTAAGTTTATATCGCTGTCCGCACCTGTCGCATTCAGCAATCGAGTATTTGCCACTAGCGTATTGCGTTGCCATATCAAGAGTAGAACTGCTCTCGTGGGACTAAGCGCAGAGAAGCCTTTTCTCTATCCTCTGTTGAGGCAAGATCCCATTGTTCGTTGTAAGCAAGCTTCAATTCCGTTGAACGCTGCATAGCTTCCGGAATCTTGAGCGACAAGTAATAAGTTAACCCAGCAATAATACATGGCAAGAACCTAAATGGAATGTCTTCGTTGTACGATCCAGCCGTTGTGTCTTGGATCCTACGCAAACGCCAGTACACAAACGTCCATGTCGTGCTTGCATCCGGCGTAGGCCACACATTGATACTATTTACGTTGTATACCGTCAGGAACGATCCTGCGGCCTGTGCTGCTGCCGTAGTGCCATTCTGACCACGAGCGCAAAGGTTTAACGTATTATTTTCAATGTTGTTGTAGTAGATCTGTTCGCCGTTAATCGTTACATATCCAGCGGAAGCCAAACCAACAGAACTGCTAACAGGGATAGAAGTAGCAGTAGATGTAATTGCACTTGTGGTTTGTATAGTAGTTGCATTCGTTTGTGCGGACTGGCGATTAATCCAAACTTGGATAGGGCGTCCCTGAGCAAGTTTGTTTGGAATCGTTGAATACATCGTCTCAGATATACGAGTAATGTTGATATCTATCTGATTTGATGTACCTTCATTGGTGCGAACTACATGGTCGAGAAGGTCAATCGTATCATCCGGAAGCGGATACGATACCTGTCCGGGAACCAATACAATCTCACCCTGCTGAATGGTCCAAAGGTTAATCCCACGATTAGCCCATTCGATAGTCAACAAGTTCATGCTGCGTCGAGCGGTACGGAGTTGATATCCAGTACGCATCTCGACGCCGCAGCGTTCGTAAGCCTCTTCAGCTATCTCATTGAACGGAAGATTAAATGCTGACGTACCGCTTGTAGTCATTTTATGCCTGAGCGGTAGTTACAACAGTTTGTGATTCAGCTACTGGGGCTTGTTCCGCTGGAGCAACAGGTGCTGACTCTGCTGGTGCTGCTGCTGCAACTGGCTCAACTGCTGATTCTGCCGGAGCAGAGGGAGCAGCTTCTTCAACGGGAGCGGGGGTTTGTACGGGGTTTTTTGCATCTACGTGTGCCTGAAGTGCGTCAATAATAGGATCAAGATGTGAATGGGCATTTGCACCAAAACCACTAAACAAATATTCAACTCGACCTTTTAAGGCTTCCAGAATTGCTTCCGCTTCATCTTCAGCTAATTTTAACCAACTCATTTTGCAGCCCTCATATTGTCAACAAGATTTGGGTAGGGTCTACCCGCAGCTTTAGCCATTGCTTTCGCTTTAGCTTTTTTGGTTGGACTTAATTTCTTAGGTTTGCCTAACTCTTTTGGGCGCGGCTTTTCCCACACCTTCCCGCCCTTTGCATATTGCGTGAAGTCTGTGTCATCCCGTCTTGCCTTCTTCTTACCCGAAGGCATCTTAGACGGTGAAATCGCCCCCATACCACGAGAGGCCATCATGATATTAAGCCTTTCCGCCCATGCACATATGCTCTACGTGCTCATGGTGATGCTTATGCCCATGCATACCACCATCATGTTCTTTCAAATGTTTCTCAACATGTTCATGATGATGGATGTGACCACCCGCTGCATGGTGCTCACCATGCTCTTTCATGTGATGGGCAACGTGCTCGTGATGATGTTTGTGTCCGTGTTTCATGATTTACCTCTTAGCAAAATTTGGTTTTGGTATGGCCTTTACGTGCAATCCCGTCACCGCGATGATGAGCCTCTGAACTAACGTGACCGCCCTTGGCGTACTTCTTAACGTGACCACCTTTCTTCATGCCTTCTTTTTCCCAAGACTTCATGTCGCTCTCATTCTCAACACGGGAAACTTTTCCTGAATCACCAAGGTTGTGACCACGAGTATGACCGCGTTTCTGTATAGCGGACTCACCATGCTTCAAATGTTTGTTAGAACCAGACTCAACGTCTTCATGCATATTACGTGGGCCCATAGATTCAGCAACACCACCTTTTGCCATCTTCTTAACATGACCACCATGAGCCATGTGATGATGATGTTCAGCCATAGATAGGTGATGTTCAGCTAAATGTTTGTGATGTGTTTTGCTCAAACCGCCATGCTTCATTCCGGGAGCGCCCATAGGTGCAGCAGGGGCTGCCATTGCGGGGGCCGCAGGACGGCGACCACGGCGGGCTGCCATCATCAAAGCAGCTACACGCGGGTCCATTGCTGCTCCACCATCAGCCATTTTTTTGGAATGATGCTCTTTAGCATGACCACCATGTGCCATCTTCTTAACGTGACCACCACGCTTCATCTCGTGGGCTTCATGTTCTTCCTCGTCAGCAATACGACGAAGTTCTTTTGCTTGATTTAATTCATGTTTCTTGAGAGCCATTTGACCACCTCGTTTAAAAGTTTTGCCCTTATCGGCATTTGAAAAGTCCTCGCCTACTGACTGAGGTACACCCACCTTCTTCGCAAATGCCTTATTATGGGCAATCGCTTCCATAAAACGGTGCTGCTTCGCTGTGCTACTGGGCATGACGTCTACTGCTCATTAGTTCATCAAGCTTTAGTTCTAGCTTGTTGAATCGTTGATCAATATGGGCCATGATTTTGTCCACTTCTTGATTAGTTACATTATCACGCGCAATCTCCTCGCGTGTCACGTTTAGAAGAATGTTTAAACGTTGCAGCTCACTTGATTTTTCTTTGGCATAAAATCCAATAACCGCCAGTATCACCGTGAGTCCACCATTCCACACAGCCATTATCATTTCTTTTTCCATTAGCATTTCCATGCTAAATCAGATTTGTATTTATCCCATTGTGGTAAATCCGCTGATGCATACAAATATTGCGCTGCAAACTCCAGTAGCATTGGATCATCTTTAAAATGTCCCAGACCTCTATTGCAATGATTGCACAACATTCCTCTTATTTTCCCAGATTTATGATCGTGATCAACGACTAGCGCTACATGTTCACCACAAATCACGCATTCGTTTGTGGTTGCTTTAATCATCTTTAAATCTTCATCTGAAATTACATTACGAAATTTACCGCGAGATATTTCATTTCTATACGAACTTCTACATGTGCGACACCAGCTATCAAAGCCTGATTTAGTTTTGTTATGCAGAGGGTAGTATTCCGCTGTTAACGGTTTTTCTTGAGAACATTTTGTGCATGATTTCATTAACATTTCCATGCCCTCAAACTTTTGTTAACTCTACTATTTGGATCGTTGGCTGTTTTGGAACTCGTAAGTTTTTTCTTAAGCCCTTCCATTCTCGCACAGAAGCTTTTCTTGCGCGATCCGCCTTCAGGCTGCGGAGGTTTAATGTTATGTCCTTCCGCTTTTAAACTAGCACGGCCTTTTGCATTTAAACCTCCATTAGGGTTTTTGCCTTCTTTGCGTGTCCAAGCTCCAGCCATTTTAAGACATAGCCTCCGCACAAATTACGTTCACACTTACTTTGTTTTGTGTTGACGCTGGTGATGTAATCGCCACCGTTATAATGTCTGGAATGTTTCCTTGAATTGAAGTCAACACAGGGAAGAAAAATGAAAGATCGAGCTGTTGCAATCCGCCAGATGGCGAGAGCGGGAATGCATAAACTACTTCACCGCCAGATAATGAGGTTGCTTGTACGTCACGTTCAGCAAATGAGTTAAATGATCCAAGACCTGCTAGAGCTTGGAAGTTAGCACCATTCAATCCAACTTCTGCTGTAGGGGTAGAAGAAATCAACTCTACGATACAAGTTGAATCCGATGCAATCAACATGGTTTGAGGAAGCAGCTGACCTCTGTCAATTAAACCTATTGCATAGTTTCCTGTTGGCGCATTAGCCATTGCAGCGCCAGATACAATATTCTGGAATGTTACTACGGTAGTAGTATTTGCAGTAATCAATGCAGTATAAATTGCATTTACTGTACCTACAGTAATGGTTCCAATCTGTGTAGACGTCACACCATAACCAAGATTAATCACTACCGTTTTGCTTGTTGGAACTGCTACAACGGGGTATATGCCATTAGCATTAATTGTGCCTGTTGTTGTAAATCCAGCCAAAGTTAATTGATCACCAGCCTGTGATGCAATATTGGTATAACCGTTTGCCAATAAGTTATGGTTTTGCTGGAAGGTTAACAAAACCGCAGCGCCTGCACCTGTAATTGTTGCAGATGTTTGATTTTGCGAAATTGATATAGAGTATTGACCGACTCCGCCGGGAGGACCGCTTATTTGACCAGTGATAATGGTATTTGCAGTAATCGTTCCGCTAGATGTTAGCGTCATGCCAACATAAAACGTGTTTGTTACCACTCCAGATATGGTCAACGTAGTACCGTTAATTACTCCGGTAGCAGAAGCATTTGATACAACTGCTGCGGTAATTGTATTACTTGTCGTCCCGCCGGGAACTGCCTGATAAGAAATGTAACGACCCACAAATGCACTTGCAGTCATGCTTGCACCTGTAGTCGTTAAAGTCGTAGTAGTTCCAGCAGAGAAAGCATTGTTTGCAGCAACACTTGGAACCTGCGTTGGGTTTGCGTTTGTGTAGTTATAGGACTGATCTTGCGATATTTGCCCCATCAAACGCATACGAAACGACATCAAGGGATAACGCACTGTTGGGTAAGCTTGACCTGTATTACCTACAGTACGAGTCGGAGAGGCAGGGGACATACCATAGGAGTAAGTAAATCCGCGCTGCTGGTTAATACCACCTTCAATCAATACAGACACACCATAGTGCGTCATGGATGATACAGCAGTTGCTGTTACGTTACGTTGTTCATAACGTACTGGCAAGTTACCTGTACGGCTCCACGGTTTTGTTTGTGCTGTACCGGATACTGTTCCATTACCAATACCCACTTGATGCACAATCCAAGGCTCGCCATCAATAACTACGCCCCAACGTAATGCGCCTGCGCCATACCATGCATATTCCATCCAGATCATCTGCACTTTGGTCCAATCTAGTGCATTAATGATTTGTTGATTTCCATTCCATGTGTTTGCTGCAAACGTTGTGTCAACTGGAACACCGCCAGAATTTGAGCGGATTCCAACATACATTGCATATGGGTTTGCTCCTGATGATGCACCTTGCTGCATGAAATAGATTCCATTAGCATCATCAAAAATTCCAACGCGTTGGTACTGGCCTGCAACGGACCCACCCAAATTGACATTAGATGCCATGTACATGGTCTTGCCGGGCTGGTAACGATGGTAAGGACGCGATTGACGTATGGTGATATCACCTGACGTCACTCCGTTTCCAATCGTCATTGTCACTCCACCTAATCCGGGGTTTTGGATAATAGATGCAGCGCCTGATGCATTATTAATATAGTTTTCCCAGCGTAATGGCTGAGTACCATATTCAAAGTCAGCATCGTAAATGTTTTGGGACTGACTTACTTTTTGTTTACCAACTACGTCACGCAATCTTTGAGGAAACGTAAACTGGGCAGAACCATCAATACCCGTCCACGATGTCGTAGGGGTTTGAGTTCCAATGGCTCCAGTTTGATTTGTGCCATAGAAGTAATTAAGAAAGTCCCAAGCCATTTTAGCTTCCGTTAGAAATTAACTTACCAGCAATAATGACTCCGGCGGCAATAGTCGTAGATGTACTTGTAACTAATTGCCATTGCACATCAGTTTTTTCTGCATACAGAAATGGGTCAGAGCTTCTATTTGCCGTATAAATAGAGACAAAAGGTTGTTGTAAAACATTGAGTTTTACGCCAGTCACATTGTTAATTGCTTGAACAGAATAAGTAACAATATTAGAAGATGTGTAACTATTGGAAGTATTTACTTCAGCAAAGTCCAAATAAAATGAAAACCCTGCGGGAACTGTATAAACAGTGCTTTGTGTTTTTCCAATTCCTGCATTAATTTGTGAAACAATATTTGAAGATTGCTTTAAAGTAATTGTTCCTACGTTAGTGTTTTGGCCCGTCCCCGGAGAAAGCATGAACATGCTATTAACTCTAAAATAGCTATTAACGGTTGTTACGTTTGACGCACCGTTTAGGAAAATAATCTCAGAAATTGGTTTAAAGTTGGAATCCAAACCATTAATTAATACGCTTGCTAAAGTATCATCTGATGCAGAAGAACTTGTTAATGTAAGCGTTGAAGCTGATGTGATATAAGTATAAACGGTTGCATTTTCCCACACCGGAATCTTTGTATTTCCAACCGCAGACTGATACCCAAACAAACTTAATGTTTGATGTCCGGTAATTTGACCGCGAGAGACTTGCAGATCAAATGGCTCGGTCCGTGCCTGACGGCTAATAGAATTAACCGAATTGTTCGTGTTGACTACGTTTGCCATAATTAATCCCCTTAAGAAAGAGGGGGCAGCCGAGAATCCCCAGCCCTACCCCCGTCAGATTAATTAGTCAAAGTTACCGTAGGGGTAAGTTGT